TATGGACTATGCCGTATTCTTCCACAGCAAAAGGTTCAATTGTAATCTTTCCATCACTCACACACCACAGAATCAAACCCGTTAAATGGGGTACTAGAAATTCTTTAGTTATGTGGTTTGGTGGGGCACCGTATGTCTAAAGTTGTTGTTGGTAAATCCGACGATGTTTTTATGTTTGTTAGTGCGGATGATGGCATACGAAGAGATTTATTTGAATTCTTTTCGTTCACTGTACCTAATGCTAAATTTATGCCATCCTATAAAAATAAATTTTGGGATGGTAAGATACGTTTATTCAATCTAAAAACAAACAAACTTTATATTGGTTTGATACCATATCTAGAAAGATTTTGTGAGGAAAGAGAACTAATACTAAAAGGTGTACCACAAATTTTAGGTGACCCAATAGAATTATCAGATAAACAAGTAAAAGAATTTGTTTCTGAAGTTGGTTTACCTTTTGAACCAAGAGACTATCAGATAGATGCATTTACATCTGCATTACAATATGGTAGGAAACTTCTGTTGTCCCCAACTGCATCTGGTAAATCTCTTATTATTTACTTAATTACCCGATGGTATGGTGCTAAAACGGTTATTATTGTTCCAACTACTTCATTAGTCGAACAGATGACTAAAGATTTTGAAGACTACGGATATAAAGAACGTATATGTAAAATTTATAGTGGACAGGAAGTATTTGATGCACCTATTACAATTACTACATGGCAATCCTTTAGTAAAGCACCCAAAGATGTTTTACAAAGTTTTGATGTTGTGATTGGAGATGAAGCACATCTGTTTAAAGCAAATGTACTCAAAAGTATTATGGAAAAAATGATTGAAACCCCATATCGAATTGGTACAACTGGAACACTTGATGGAACAGAGGTACACAGATTGCAACTAGAAGGTTTGTTTGGTCCTGTTAAAAAAGTAATTTCTACATCAGAACTTATGGAACAAGGAACTGTTGCAAATCTGAAAATTAAATGTATCATTCTCAAACATTCAAAACAACAAAAGATGACATATCAAGAAGAGATGGACTATTTGGTTTCACACGAAAAGAGAAATGATTTCATTTGTAATCTTGTATATAATTTAAAAGGTAACACACTTGTATTATTTCAATACGTAGAAAAACATGGTGCGGTTCTACATGAAAAAATGTCTACAAGACTGGGTGATAAATTACATTATGTTTTTGGTGGTACAGATACGAAAGACAGAGAACTGGTTCGAAGTATTGTGGAGGAAGAAGATGACAATGTTATTCTTGCGTCTTATGGTACATTCTCTACAGGGGTCAATATAAAGAAAATTGATAATATTGTTTTTGCCTCTCCATCTAAATCTAAGATACGAAACTTGCAGTCGATTGGTAGAGGGTTGAGAAAGTCTGAGAATAAAATTAGTGTAAGGTTGTTTGATATATCAGATGATTTGGGTACCAACAACTATACATTAAACCATCTGAGAGAACGAATAAATATCTATAACGAAGAGGACTTCGAATACGAGATAACACAAATTAAATTATGAACGATGTGAGCCCTAAAAAATACGAAATCATAAAATTAGTTTCTGGTAATGAAATCGTTGGCATGACTATTGAATCTACTGAAACTGTGAAGATTATACTTCCAATGAGTTTCCAACTTGTACCAATCGACATAACCCAAACTAAATTGGGATTTTTCCCATACATTCCACTATCTTCTGATATTGCAATAGATATCTATAAATCTGATATTCTACACAGGAGTACACTCAACTCAAGTTTCGTTTCAATTTATGACAAAGCTGCAACTAATTGGGAAGAGTTGCTCACTAATGACTTAGTTCCTATTGTTGGTAAGGAATATGATTTACCTACGACTGAACTCCATTGATATAAGCTATTCCCTGTGGGACAAAATTAGTTTATATTCTAATCTTAAATCTGTCAAGTAACTTTTAAAAAAAGTTTTTTTATCTTGCAATTTCCAATATTTTGGGTATAATAAATGTATGTCAAGCAAACCTAAACCAGAACATTACGTAAACAACAAAGAATTCACTGAGGCTGTATCTGAATATGCAGATGCATATAAAGAGGCCGCTGCCAAAGGTAGTAAAAAACCGATGATGTCTAATTACATCGGTGAGTGTATTTACAAAATTGCAACAAGGTTATCAACGAGACCTAATTTTGTCAACTATACTTACAGAGATGAGATGATATCTGATGCAATCGAAAATTGTATCCAGTATATTGGTAACTTCGACAGTGAAAAATCTAAGAATGCATTTGCCTATATCACTCAGATTTGCTACTATGCATTTCTTCGACGTATTCAACGTGAGAAAAAACAATCGTTCATTAAACAAAAAATGATTGAAGAGAGTAGTGGTCTCCTTAGTTCGTTTGACACAATCGATGGTGAGTATGACCCCAAGTATGTGAATACTAGTGTGGAGTGGATGCAAGAAAATATGAATCCAGTAAACTACGAACCGAAAAAACCGAAAAGAAAAAAGAAAGAAAGTTTATTGGACGATTACTTAGACAATTATGAAGATAGCGATACTTAACGACACGCACTGTGGTGTTCGAAATGACATGATAGAAATGGCCAATTATCAGGCACGTTTCTACAATGATATTTTCTTCCCGTACTTAGATGAACATGATATCAAACACATCATTCATCTAGGTGATTACTTTGATAGACGTAAGTACATCAATTTCAATTCCCTGTTTGCCAACAAAAATCACTTTATTAAACCTATGTTGGAACTTGGTATCAGTATGGACTTGGTGATTGGTAACCATGACACGTATTACAAGTCTACAAATGAGGTGAATTCACCGGAACTTTTATTGTTCGAACATAATACTATTAATATAATATCTGAAGCAGTTGTTAAAGAATATGATGGATTTCCCATAGCTTTGGTTCCCTGGATAAATAACGAAAATTATGCAGATACTATAGATTTCTTATCGTCAGCTGCATCATCTATCTGTATGGGACACTTCGAAATTGAAGGTGCATTGATGATGCCTGGGTTTAACTGTCCTTCAGGTCTCTCTAGAGAGTTTCTGAGACGTTTTGAGACAGTTTTGAGTGGACACTTTCATACCAAGTCACAAATAGGAAACGTCCGTTACCTTGGTTCTCAGATGCAATTTACGTGGTCTGACTATGGAGACGAGAAGTATTTTCACATTTTCGATACAGAAACCCTAGAAATTCTACCAGTTCACAATCCGTTGACCATGTTTGAGAAAGTATTCTATGATGATACAGATAAAACTTTCGAAGAAATTCAACAGATGGATGTCAGTTCATGTGATAATAAATTTGTTAAATTGATTGTTGTGAACAAAGAGAATCCATATCTTTTTGATATGATGTTAGATAAACTATCTAAGGTCAACCCACTACACTTACAAGTTGTAGATGACCATAAACACATGGACACAATGGATGATAGTGAGTTTGAAAATGTAGAAGATACATTGACAATTCTTACCAAGTACATCGAGGGACTTGATATACAAGGTGAAAAAAAACCACTTGAAGATTTGATGCGTTCGTTATATACTGAAGCATTGGATGAACACAGCTACGTATGATTAAATTTCACACTATTCGGTACAAAAACCTTTTATCGACTGGTGACAAGTTTACAGAGATTTATCTAGATAGACACCAGAACACTCTCATTTTGGGTGAGAATGGTGCAGGTAAATCTACGATACTTGACGCCTTATGTTTTTCACTTTATGGTAAAGGGTTTCGTAATCTCAAAAAAGAACTACTCATTAACTCAATCAACGGCAAAGGAATGGTCGTAGAGATTGAGTTTTCCATCGGACTAAAATCATACAAAGTTATTCGGGGCATGAAACCCAATAAGTTTGAGATATACGTTGATGGAGAATTAGTTGCACAAGACGCATCAGTGCGCGATTATCAAGAATATCTTGAAAAAAATATTCTAAAAACTAGCTATAGGTCGTTCACTCAAGTTGCCATTCTAGGTTCTGCAAACTTTGTTCCCTTCATGCAATTGAAAGCCAAAGACCGACGAGAGTTAGTAGAAGACTTACTAGACATTTCTATCTTTAGTACCATGCAAAACATTTTGAGACATCGTGTAACTAATCATATTAATGATGTTAATGAGAATCGTCATGGTATAGAGCTTCTTGAGGAACGAATACATGGTCTACACAATCAACTTAAAGCACTACAGCAGAATCGAGATGAGAAAGTAAAACGTTATAAAAAGACTGTAGATGATACCGACAAATACATCAACGACTTAGAAGAAAAAATGTTGTTCCAGGCTGGTGAACTCACCAAAACTGAAGAGTCGCTTAGTGGCAGGGGTAAGATACTAGAGACATTTGATAAAGCTAAACATTCAATGTCAAATCTTGAGTCTGAACGCGCACGTTCAAAGAGAGATAAACAATTTTTTGTGGATAATGATCATTGTTCTGTATGCAGTCAAGAAATATCAGATGATGTGAAGACAAAACAGATAGATTTATGTGAACATAAGGTTGAGTCTGTATCGAAAAAAATTCATGTGTTGAACACTGAACTCAGTAAACTGGAACAGACTCTGCGAGAAATGTCTAATCGTGAACAACTTCTATCGGAACAGAAGAGACGATTGGATGAATTGATGAATGAAGTTAAAACAAATAAAAAGTATAAAACTAAGATGCTGTCAGAAATAACTGAATTAGAAAAAGACCTAAGACAGAATGACGATGTTCAAGGAAGAATTGATGACGCTGAAGATATTTTAGACCGATTACACAAAAAGAAAGAGTCATTATCCACACACGGACACTATCTCGACATTGCAAAACTCTTATTGAAAGACCAAGGTGTTAAAGAGAAGATAGTTAAGCAGTATGTGCCTGTTATGAATAAACTGATTAACAAGTATCTTGCACAACTAGAATTCTACGTTGGTTTCGAACTCAATGAATTGTTTGAGGAGACAATTAAATCTCGTTTCAGAGACGTGTTTAAGTATGACAATTTCTCACAAGGTGAGAAGATGAGAATTGATTTGTCTTTGTTGTTCACTTGGAGAAGTATTGCTAGAATGAAGAATAGTATGAGTACCAATCTTCTTATCCTCGATGAGGTGTTCGATTCGTCTCTTGATGTATCTGGTACTGAAGACTTCTTGAAACTATTGGGTTCGATTGAAACAGAGACTAACGCATTCATCATCTCCCACAAAGGTGATATGCTATATGACAGATTTGAGAATGTGTTAAAGTTTGAAAAGCACAAGAATTTTTCACGAATTGCAGACTGACATAAATAGTGATATGAAATCTTTCACACAATTAAACAAAGACCTCACTGAATCTTTTTTGATTGAAGGTAACATTGACGTTACTGATATCT